ACTGATGTCAAGAAAGGGTTGGCAAGAGTCCATTTTTCCAAAGGGCCGCCATCAGCAGTAAGTTGCGTAATTACAACTCCTTGAAGTTTGGCACCGATAGAAGACTTTTTCTTGGACATTGTAGCATAAGAACCGTTAGGATTGGAGGGAACAAGATATCCAGAGTTTGCAAGAATATTATGTGTTGCAAAAACAGCGTCTGGAGAAACAGGGTCTACCATCTTAACAGAAATTTCATCCCAAGTTACGTGACCTGGAAAATGATATTCATTATCCAAAAACTTATGTGTAACTGAGTTAATCGTATAAGAGGGGATAGTAGCGCTTTTAGCATACCATACAACGGATGTAACAGCATCTGGCAAATCACCCATTGCGATGATCTCAACTGTAAACCTATATTTTCTTTTAGGTTCGATTATGTTAGATTTTTCACTCCAAAAAGTTGGCATTATTTTGTTCTCCTGTTAATACTCTAACTAGTTTCTCAACTAGAATTCTACGCCTGTTCTAGTAACTACAAAGTCTATTACGATAAATTCAATAGCTCTTGCTGGTTTTACAAAGACTTTTGCATACATAATGTTGCGATCTACAAGATCCTCAGTTGTCGTGGAAGTGTCCAAAACCAACTTGTATTCTGATATACCGAGTCTAGACTGTACACTTGCTAGCAGAGGATCTGCTTGTGCCAAGAATCGATTCCATGTAGATTGAACATTTTGATCAAACAAAAGGGTATCAGCGATTACTCCAATCTTCTTCTTGATAAAGATCATCAAGCGACGCACGTTAATACGATCAAGCGCAGATGGAACTTGCTGAAGTGTTTTTTGTCCGAAGATTACAGTTTCACCAACAGCGGGGAAACGTGCAATTGGGTTGATGTTTTCTGCGTAGAGATCATCGCGATTTTTCTTAGACAATGTCTTATATGCCCCAACAACTCTAGGACCAGTATTTCCACCTAGAACACTCAAGCCACCGCGATTAAACCCAGCAGGTGCAAACCAAGGGCCATCAGAATTGGCTTCTGAGTAAGCCATAGCGCCAATAGCTGCAACAGATGCTGGTGCTACAATAATTTCATTTTTACCAGAAAGAGTATCATGAAGTTTTACACGTGGGAAATAAGCAGCTGCGTAGCTTGAATTAAGTTCTCTGCCTTGAATAGAAGAAATAGCAGTGCTAACTTCTCCACCAGTACGAGTACCAGAGTTTTCAAAAGTATCTTTGAAGTCATCATCGATATCAATAACTACTAGTGCATCTCCACGCTCTTCTACTTTACGAATAAGTTTGTTTTGAAGACCACTGTTGGTCATTCCCGGAATAGAAACAACATCAAATTTAACAGACTCAGGGTCTGCTGCGATTTCAATTGCTTTGTCAACTGAATAGTGGGCATAATGTCCTTTGTTTGTTTGACCTGACAATACATTTTCACTTGAAAATGGAGAGACAACAGTAACATCAAGACCGTCAAATCCACCAAAAAGAGGTACATTAAACTGTCTAGGTCCATCTTTGAGATATTGTGCTGTTCCATAAGTATATGTATAGGAATTACCAGCAGCCAAAGAACCAGACTGCCAATACCAAAGTCCTGTGCTAGACTCTTTGCGAACTTCATCTAAAGTAAAGATGAAACTAGTTTCGGTCGAATTCGTGGTACTGTGTACATCAAGCCCTCCGCCAAGTTGAGAAAATTCTACATGGTCTGCGGAATGATAAAAAGCTTTGTTACTAGTAGCCATTGTTCCGTAGACATGTCGAACACCCATAACGTCTGTATTATTATAGTTTCCACCCATCTTTGAGTTCTGCTCTGTCAAACGGAGATCGGGGAATAGAAATGAACAAGACATATCAGTTGGAAGAGAGGCAAACAGACCTGAATCACCTGCGGTTCCAAAGCTGTAAGCATTTCCTTTAACCCAAGCATGAGCATAGTTGTCTGTATCTGTACCAGCTGAGGTAGTGGAGGAGACATTTGATAAAGATTCTGTAATTGTGATGTTGTGTGCTGGTCCAAGATCTTTTGCTGTAATTGTAACAGTCTCAGCACCAACAGAAGAGCCGTCATAAGCAAACGTATACTTGTTGCTTAGTTTGTTACCGGTTACTCCATCACGAAGCAAAAGCAAAACTCTTTGAGCATTACCAGCGGAGTCAATTTCCACAGAGGGATCAATTGTAACCGCTTTGTCAGATCCTACAGAGGCATCGGTACTACCAGCAGCACTATCAAATGTTATAACATATTCTCCTTCAATGCCGAAGTCGATTGTCAAAGTTCCATCAGATGGAATTCCAGAACCAAAAGTCAACACAGCAGAAGCAGCTGTACCGGAGTTGACAACATCTCCAGATGATTGAACACCAGAAGAACCATAAGCCAATGAAAAGTCTTTAATTTTAGATGGGCCGTGGAAACCAAATGGAAGGGCATAATTGTCGACAAGACCAGACTTCCATGCATCAGACATTTCAATACGAATATAGTTTGAGCGATTTGCATAATCACCAGTAATATTGAAAATTTTGTTTGTAGCGTCCCAAGTACGATCTTCATCTCCAATCTTCTTAAGGATAAAGTTTTCTGAAGCTTCGTTCAAGTTAAGGTTAGAGAATTTCTCTACTTCATTCCCAGCTTTATCCACTACTGACAATGAAAAGTGAGAATCAGGAACTGTGGTGGTACCAAGAGTAAGATCTGAGATTTTAATACCATAGTTTTCTTGAATCCACTCGCCCTCATGAAGAGCAACTACTCTAAAAAGCTTTGTAGCAGAAGGTGCATAGTAGCCAGTGTTACCAACTGGATTTGCATCGCGAGAAATAATCCATCCGGACTTTGCAGCAGCTGCTTCTTTCTTGTTGTCTAGCCAATGAGCTGATCCAGAAACCAATGGAAGAAGAATACCATATTGTTTACCAGCAGAAGAAGAGATATCGTTAACATACTCACGAACTGATTCTTCGTAACTTTGACCTAAGAAGTAGGACTCTGTAGTTGCAAAGTTTGTAGAGTCAATTTTTTGTGGGTTGGTATTCAAAATGTTTCTAATGAACCCATCTTTCTTAGTAGGATCAAAGTGAAAAGTATATGTATCATATGCGGAGTTGGAAGACCAAATGTCAAGTTTGAAAGTCGAGGGTTGACCAGTTGCTTGAGATTCAATCAATTGTGCGATTGAAGAGGTGGTACCAGATCCACCAGCAGGAGTCCCTCTCAAGGTAGCTGCTGAAGCTGTAGTATAGATAATAGCTGCCAAAGACCCAGTAGCTCCAGCTGCGGCTGATGCAGATGGCATAACAAACAAACCATAAGCCAAGGTGTTACCAGTAGCACTTGTAGAAGCAGCGCCTCCGCCCAAGTTCCATCCAGCTTGAACATCAGAGTTTGTAGAAAGAGGATCATTTTCTCCCAAAAGACGAATGAATGTTACAGGAGAAACACCTGCGGCTAGGTGTGCTTGTGCAGCATAAGCAGCATAAGTGGGCCCGTATCTATTGCCGTCTCGCCAGATGTCAGTGTCGTTTGCGGGTTTGCCGGACTGTGGTGCTCCGAATACTTCAATAAAGCTATCTAAGTCTTTAACTTTGATTGGCTTCATAGCTGGTCCTTTAAGAGCAGTCCCTATAAGAAGGATTCCATCTTCTTGTGTCTCAGCAGGTAGTTGGCTCTGGTCTATTTCGTTTAATTGAACACCAGGTGATACAAAATCAAATTTTTTAGCCATTTAAATTCTCCTATAATATTAATTCTTGAATAAATAGTATTAGAAATACTCAAAACACTATTCTCTATAATTGTTGTTTTTCTTTTTCCATGGAATTTTATCTCCAGTTATAACTCTTTCTCGCGATATCTTAATCTCGACTACAGTTTCTCTCTTGGTTACCTTAGGCTTATCCCTATTTGTACCCTCACCGGTGAGATATCCAAGTACTTTAAAGTTAACTTTTGTCTCGAACATCCTTTCATCTTCTCCGATATTGGTTGAGTTTTGGTTTTCCGAAAAAGATGAATCTATAAAAGCTTCATATCTATGATTATCTATTTCATAAAAAAATGAATTACTTGGCGAGTTTCCTCTTAATTTTTTAAAAGGCATTATAAGATCGTTCATTTGTTGCTCGTACTCAGTTCTTAAAAATATAGTATATGACACGTTAAAATACACTGGTGTAGGAACAAAGTATTCATCATATACCACTTTCTTATTCAAAAACCTTCCGGTTTCCTGTCCGTTCTTTAATCTTTTTGCTTTATCTTTATTAGCAAAGTTTCTTGTCTTTTCTTGGTTAATTTTTGAAGCTATTTTAAAAGCTCCTCCTTGAAAATCTTGTCTCTCATACAAATTCGGTTTAATGGCCCCTTGGAAACCGGTGTCAAGTTGGAAATCTTCTCTATTTATCGATATTATTGGTAATATTAACTTTCCAACTTTGTCTCTAAGCAGCTTGTTGTGTTTAATCTGATAGGATCTCTCTGCTCCAAGCCAAATAACAGGAACTTTTTCGAAACCTTTGTTAGTTTTTGTGTGGAGATTTAACTTCTCATCAATAAATCTGTGCAGCCCTGTATCTATAGTCTCTAAAGAAGATGGGTTAAGGCCAATCTCGTCATTTATTTTCTGCATTTATATTATTCTCCGTTGAAAAGCCCATCGCGAGCTCTTATACACTCAGCTTGAATTTCAAATCGATGCTCAACTTGTCCAAAAAGCAGTTTAGGTTCAACAAGCTTTACAATCTCATAAAAAACTTCTCCATAGCGAACAAAATCTCCTTCGCGAACAAACAAATTCTGATCTTCTGTTAATCTTCTTTTATGAAACATAACTTTTATCTTTGTTGTTTTATCCAGCGATATATTCTCGAGAAAATTGGTTTCAATTCCATTAAACTCAACACGCGCATAGACTCTAACTGGAGGCAAAAAAGTTTTTTCTATTGCTTCTCCATATAAAGGGTGGAAATTCGTTGTATCGTAGTCAATTGCAAAATACAAAACCTCTTGCCCAACTACTCTTTCAATAACCTCATCATTAACTTGCTTAACAAGATCTCGCTCTTTTTTCCCCAAGAACATTGGAGGAGGTGGCTGCTTTGGTTTGTTCCATTTATTATCTTCTGACATTCAATTACCCTACAAAAATTCCATTTGGTACATCAGCCATAATAGACTTTGCATTTTCGGTCATGGTTTTATCTGTTTCTAGAAGTTTCGAGTATGTCATTTCATCAAGAATCTTGTTTAATTCTTCTCGAAGCGCACTCTGCTCCTCCTTAGCCTGTGAGAGTAAGTCAGACGCGTTTAAGCTTACATTTTCCCCGGGAATCGGCACGTTTCCACCAAACTTTCCACGTATCTGTCCGAGAGTTTCTTTGGATAGGGCGAGAGCAAACCTTCTAATCCATTGTTTACCAATTGAGTTGATGTTCTCATAAGGAATATTCTCAAATGGAAGAGTGTTCATGTTATTGATTCCTGTTTGGCCACTATCGTAATCATCTTCCCAAATATCACGTGATGCAACTGTGAACCTAAACCAGAACTTTTCTGGAGATACACCATCCGGAATGGGATAAATTCTAAGCTTGTTGTTAATCACTTCATAACTATAATGAGATGTTCTTGTATAGAGATGATCTTCATATGATATAGCCTGAATCTTATTCTGCCATGCTGGGATCACTTGAAATGTTGAGTCATCAGCATACTGGCCATAAGTGTGCATGTCGCCAACAACGTTGAGCCCACCATAGTAGCCATAGAATCTCCACATCTGTCGTGGAGTTACATAAAAAACATCACGTATTTTAACTCTCTTTTGACCTACAATAGAGCCATAAACCGAATCTGCTTCTAATATCTCTTGCAAATCATAATCTTGTTTATCAGCCACTGTGCTAAAAGAAGCAGAGTATATTGGTTCTTCACCTCCTACACCAGCTTCTGTTGCAAAAGCGCTTCCCAAACGAAAAGCTGTTTCGAATGAAAATCTAGGATATTTAAGTTCAATATTAGAACCACTAAGAGAATCTCCTTCTGTTAATTGCCCTGTATGAGTAAAGGATCCTGTTGTTCCTCCGAGAGCAGCCCCAACAACGTTCTTTGATTGGTGAATATTGATGATATATGAATATTCCAATACTGCGTCTTCATAGTTTGCATAGACATTTTTTTCTGTCAATTCAATATCTAAAACATCTCCGCCCAATCTCTTGTATGTAAAAGCAACTTGAGCAGCTGCTCCGGAGAGAAATTCAGCTGAATCGGCATAAACTCCCATTGGCAAAGCAGATGCGACATTTGATATTGTCCCTGTCGCTGGCAATACAATCGCCGATGTTTGGGATGTTGGCGTTAAAGTTGGAAATGACATTCATGATCCTCCGAGTCTTTATTAAATAGTTTAGATAAAGAGAAAGCCTCTATTCAGAGGCTTTGTTGTCTTCTTCGGCTTTCTTTGCCATTTCTTTTTTCTTGCGAGCGGCTTCAGCTTTTTTCTTCTTTTCAAGTTCAGCCTTCTTTTTAGCTTCTTCTTTTGCTTTCTTTTCTGCTTCGGCT